GCTTTTGTCGCATGAAGGCTATTCGGACAAGACTATTATCCCAATCAAAGGTGATGTGCCAACAATTGGGTTTGGCACGACGGAAGGGGTAAAACTCACCGACAGAACGACACCCGTCAAAGCGCTGACTCGCGCCCTAAGTGATGTGCAGAAATTCGAAGGTGCGCTAAAAACCTGCGTAAAAGTACCACTTCACCAGTACGAATACGATGCTTACATCAACCTTACATACAACATCGGTGGCAGGGCGTTTTGCTCTTCCACCCTAGTTAAAAAGCTAAATACACTGGATTATGCCGGGGCTTGTAAGGAAATCCTGCGTTGGGACAAGGCTAGTGGGCGTGTTGTTAAGGGGCTTACCAACCGCCGGCAAAAGGAGTATGAGCAATGCATAGGGAAATAGCCGGTTTTGCGCTATGTATTGCGGTATCATTTGCAGCAGGATGGATCGTAAATGGGTGGCGCAAGGATGCACAAATAGCTGAAATTCAAGCAACCCACGATAGAAACCGCGCCGTGGCCGAAGCGCAAGCTAGGGCGAAAGAACAAAAATGGTCTGACGAGTCTGCTGCCTTAAGGAAAGCCAAGGATGTTGAGATCGCTACTGTTAACCGCAAGCATAGCATTACTGTTGCCGGGCTGCGCAAGCGTTCGGAGCGTCCTGATTCCAGCAAGCTGTCCGAAACCCCCCGAGCTTGTGATGGAGCGTCCGGAGCGGAATTGGCAAAACGAGATGCAGAATTTCTTGCAGGGTACGCTGCCGATGCAGCAAGACTTGAAGCTGCCCTCGACTACTGCGAAGCAGAATACAACAAATTAAGGAAATGATATGCCGAGTACATATTCCCCGGACCTACGAGTAGAGCTCATCGCAAATGGGGAGAAGACGGGTGCGTGGGGGGCTATTACAAATAGCAATCTTGGTACTATCCTTGAGGACGCTATTTCTGGGCTTGCCAGTGTTATTGTTACGACGGCTAATCAAGCCCTTACTGCGCTTAACGGTGCGCCAGACCAAGCACGCTGCGCGGCGGTCTCCCTATCTACCACAACTGTCGCTAACTTCGCGGTTTATGTCCCACCTGTAACTAAGCTGTATGTGGTACGGAATACCTCGGCATACGTAGCGACTGTTTATGCAAGCACGGTTATAGGTAACACAACCGCAGCAGGTGCCGGTATTGCCATACCCGCAGGTAAATCCGTATTAGTACGCTGCGACGGGGTAAATATTGTCGAGCAGATGAACCACGTTGCGGGTGATTTTGGGTTTGGCGGGGGTGTGGCCGTAGCAGGTGCCCTTACCGTAGCAGACACCGCCGCAGTTACAGGTATTCTCACAGCCCCCACGGCAGCATTAGGAACCAACACCACCCAAGCGGCGACAACAGCGTTTGTTCAGGCGGCTATGTCCGCACTACTGCCTTCTGGCGTTATTACGATGTGGTCGGGTTCGATAGTTTCCATACCTACAGGTTGGTTACTCTGCAATGGTTCGAGTGGCACTCCCGATCTTCGCGACAGATTTATTGTAGGTGCAGGTTCTACGTACGCCCCTGCTGCAACAGGTGGTTCTGCCAATGCCGTGGTTGTAAGCCATACGCATACAGAATCAAACCCCGGGAACTTTATTACTGGTTCAGTAAATGTGGATATAGCAGCAAGCGCTGGTGTGTTTGTTTCTCCTTCAGGTGTTTTTTCAACTTCTAGTCCTGACGGTAATTTTGCTGCTGCTAGCGGGCCTTCAGGCTTTAGAGATAGAACTTTATCTATAACAGCAGGTTCCCATACACATACTATTAACTCAACCGGCGTTTCGGACACCAACGCAAACCTGCCTCCTTACTACGCTTTGGCTTACATCATGAAGAGCTAATATGCCCTTACAGAAACTTCAGTTTCGCCCCGGAATTAACCGCGAAATAACCTCCTTGTCCAACAAGGGGGGATGGGTAGACTGCGACAACGTTCGCTTTCGTGCTGGATTCCCGGAGAAGATAGGAGGCTGGACTGCCCTCTCCTACAACACCTTCATGGGCGTTGCGCGGTCCTTGTGGAACTGGGTAACACTGAGTTCGTATGACCTGCTAGGGGTGGGAACAAACTTAAAGTTCTACGTAGAGGATGGAGGGGAGTACTACGACATTACTCCAATCAAGAACACGACCACGGGTACCGTCGTGTTCTCCGCAGATACGGGTATACCTTCCTCCGTTATAACCGTTGTTGATGGCGGCGCCTCTGATATACAAGAAGGGGATTTCATCACCTTCTCGGGGGCCGTGAGCCTCGGCGGAAACATCACGGCAGCTGTTTTAAACCAAGAATACCGCGTAAATACCATCCTATCCGGCACATCCTATACCATCTTGGCCAGAGAAGTATCCCCGCTGTCCGACCCCGGTGATCTTGTTTTATCTAGCGCCTCGGACAGCGGCACAGGCGGCGCTTCTATTGTTGCCGCCTACCAAATAAGCACCGGTTTTGATGTCTATACGATAGGCACTGGTTGGGGCACAGGCGGCTGGTCACGCGGCTCATGGGGTTCTGGGTTCACTTCCGGATTTGGGCTTCAACTGCGCTTGTGGAGCCAGTCTAATTACGGGGAAATATTGCTCTTTTCTCCGCGCGGCGGCGAACTTTGCGCATGGGGTCCGGGAGCTTCCCCTACCCCTGACTTTAGTGCACGGGGCACGATCATCACAGGAACGGATGTACCCAACAAAATAAACAAGATAATGGTGTCAGACGCCACCCGTATTGTTATAGCCTTCGGCTGCAATGACTACGGGGCGTATGGTTCTACCCCGCTTGACCCAATGCTTGTCCGGTGGAGTGCACAAGAGGACTATTTCGACTGGACTCCTTCCGCCACGAACCAAGCGGGTAGTTATCGGTTGTCTATTGGTTCTGAGATTGTCGGCGCGATACAGTCCCGGCAAGAGATTGTTATCTGGACAGATGCGGCCGTGTACTCAATGCAGTACTTAGGACCGCCATTTGTTTGGGGGTTCACACTTCTTGCTGATAATGTTTCAATTGCTTCGCAGAACGCGATGGCCACGGCAGGCGGATCAGTTTTCTGGATGGGCACAGACAAGTTTTATGTTTATTCTGGCCGCGTAGACACCCTGCCCTGCACCATACGCGAGTACGTATTCTCGGACATCAATAGAGACCAGATTGCGCAATTTTTTGCTGGGACAAATGAGCGGTACAGCGAGATTTGGTGGTTTTACTGTTCGAAAGACTCCACAGAAGTAGACAAGTACGTGATCTATAACTACTTGGATCAGTCTTGGGTGTATGGAGAAATGGGCCGCACTGCGTGGCTTGACTCCTCACTTCGGCAGTTCCCGCAGGCCGCTACCCTTGGGAATATCATCGTGTACCACGAAGCAGCGGTAGATAACGGGGAGACCAACCCTCCTTCCCCTATTTCTGCTTACATCCAATCGGCCGACTTCGATATTGCTGAAGGGGATAATTACGTGTTCGTGTCGAGGATGTTGCCTGACATCACCTTCAATGGCTCTACCACAGCAGGGGAAACAGCTGTTACACCATTCGTTCGATTCAGTCTTCGCCCAAAACAGAATCCGGGGTCAGGCTTTGGTCGCACCAACAGCCCGTCAGTGTCTTCGGCACAGTCTTACTCAGGGCAAAGTACACACAACGTGCAGGAATTCACAGAGATTATTTATACCCGTATTAGGGCCCGCGAAATGTCTTTCCGAGTTGAATCAGATTCACTTGGGACACAATGGCAGTTAGGCACCCCTAAGATGGAAATGCGCCCTGACGGAAGAAAATAATGTCCTCAAAAACGATACTTACCGCAACCAAATCCCCGGCGCTGCCTTATTCCCCATCCGCCTATTCCCCAAATGCGGCAGATACAACAAACAACATCTTACGGCAGTATTTCCTGACAATAGATGGCGTTACAGGCTCCTTGCTTTCCCCGAGCGGGGGCAGGTTCCTTAGTTTCCCTCACCTTGCGGCTTCAGATTCAGTAAATCAGTATGCAATTGCGACGAATACTCCAACAAAAGTGCTGTGGAACACGCTGGATTCAGGGCTCGGGTTTTTGTTGAACGTCGATTCCACCGCTACCCCTGAATACAGTGGGGTGTACAAGATCGACTATAGCCTGCAGTTCGTTAATACTGACTCGCAGATTCAAGACGTATATGTCTGGCTAGCCATAAATGGCGTAAACCTTCCCAGTTCTGCCAGTAAGTTTTCCATAACAAACAGACACGGCAGTTTGGACGGACTCATCGTGGCTTACTCCAGTGTCACGTTTAAGGCAGAGGAAGGGGATGTTGTTGCGCTTTACTGGGCGACCACCCTTGCCTATAACCCAACGGGTCCGGCGGATGGCGTATACATGCAAGCGTCCCCTGCGCAGGTGTCTCCTTTTGCTGTTCCCTCCATTCCCTCTGCAATAGGCTCTATTGTTATGGTGAGTGGGGAAACCTTATGATATTTTTCCCGCTAATTAGGCGATAATTCAGCATATTTTGCGTACATCGAGGATTCGATATGGCTATTAATCAAGAAGGCATCATGTCCCTACAGTCTCCAGCAGGGGCACAGCTGCCTCAACTGAGCTATGGGGATTCCTACGGCGCAATGCGTGAAGCGCTTAAAACTGCTCGCCCAGACGCGGATTTAGAGCTGGAAGACACACTGGCGGCTATCCGCGCGGACCTGCAAGAAGTAAGCGATGAGGATTTGGTCTCACTTACCGAAGCAATTCAAGGACTGTACGGGGACCCGGAGGGCTACGCTAAAGAAGTAGCGGACCTCGTTGCAAGCGGGGAAATTGATGCAGAAGACCTTCCTGCGGAGTACGACGAGGAGTTCCTTTCCGCAATGCTCATGGTGCTTTTTGATGAGCAAAAAGCCCGTGGTCTGGCTGGCGGCGGAACCACTGAGCCCATGGAGATGCAATTACCACAGGGCTTTGCCCGTGGCGGTATTGCAGAAGCTGCTCGGATGGTGGCCCAAGGTGGCCGGCGCGGCGATACGATGCTTGCGCACATCACGCCAAGCGAAGCGCGGCTCCTAAAGTCTCGCGGCGGCTCTGGCACGATTAACCCTGCGACGGGCCTTCCCGAATTCTTTTTCAAGAAATTCTTCAAGAAGGTAGGTAAATCCTTCAAGAAGCTTGGCAATTCAGTAAAAAAGGTGCTCAGCAGCCCGCTTGGCCGCATTCTTGGTACGATTGCGTTAGGCGCGGTCCTCGGACCAGCAGGCATGGCTTTTATGTCCGGCCCAATGGCGGCGGCAGTAGCTTCTGGCACCATCACTGGCCTTACCGGAGGTAACCTAAAGCAGGTCCTGACTTCTGCGGCTGTTGGATTTATCGGGGCCCCGGGCGGTCCAGTATCTAACTTCGTCGGTAAGTACACCGGGCAGTTCATCACAAACCCACTGGTTCGGGAAGCAGCTAACGGCGCTATCCTTGGTACGGGCACGGGCCTGTTGCAGGGGCAAAGCTTGAAACAAGCGCTTCAGTCGGGCTTAACGGAAGGCGCAATTGCAGGTGGCGTGGCCCTCCTGAATGGCCAACCCCCAGTAGACGCCAGCAAAACTGCCAGTCAGGCCGCGTCCACCGCCACAACAGCTGCGACAATTGGTGCCGATCTTCCGATAGCAGCGGGTACAGCAGATGTCACGCTAGGGGAGATTCCTTCCTCTGCCACGGTAAGGAACACGCAGGGTAACTACGCTTCCGTTGCTCCAGACGTACCTATGCCGTCTTCCGTTGCTCCGCAACCTGCTGCTGGAATTATGGGTACCCCCGAAGCGCAAGCAGCTGTCCGTAACTACGGCCAATCTGTAGGAAATGCCGTGGACGATGCGTATGCCGCTCAGTTCAACCGGCTCAATTACGACCAAAGTGGCAACTTAGTTGGCCAAGGCAGAAGTACCCCCTCAGCAGGCGGCGCGTATGTTCCGGGAGGCCCGGGCGTAATGGAAAGTATCGGTACCATGGGAGGCGGGGCCAAGCAGATGATGCAAGGGGACTTTAGGGCAGGGTTTGACCAGTTATCGCAAGGGGCATCTGACCTATTTGCTCCGGGCCCCTCGCGCCAAGACATCCTTGATTACGCCAAGGCCAACAATACGACCTTTGCCGAAGCCTCCAAGGCTATTTCTCCCGGCATGATTCGGTCCTATGGCCCTACAGCAGTAGCCGGCATTGCTGGGCTAGCGGCCGCTGGAGGATTCAAGCAAAATAGTCCGGAGGAAGACGAGTACTCTAGGCAAATGAGAGGCCCGATTGATTTGTCTCAGGACCCTTCTAGGTACTATGTGCAGGGCCTACCCGGGGTGCAGTACAGCCAACAAGGGACTATTACGGGGTCTGGCGGATGGTCCCCAAGCTCACCAATGTCAGTGAATCCTGCCGTACAGGGGCGAAGCTATATAAACTACCAGCCACAATATATGAATGACGGCGGTATTGCGGCTTTGGCCAAGGGCGGATATCCTAGAAAAACAGGTCAGATTGATGGCCCGGGGACCGAGAAGTCTGATTCCATCCCTGCCATGCTCTCCGATGGTGAGTTTGTCATGACAGCGCAGGCTGTTCGTGGCATAGGAAACGGCAGCCGCCGCGAGGGCGCACGAAAGATGTATGAGCTCATGCATCGCCTTGAACAAAACGCATCGCGAGGATAAAAA